CATCTACAACTGCACGGTCAAGTGAAAGTTCTCCACCTGCTGAAACATCAAATTCATTTGATACTGACTTGACTAGTGTTTCTCCACCAATTAAATTTAAAATATATTGATCTGATGCATCCTCTGTAAGTACCTGGTTTCCGTTTACAAGTGCTGATGCACCCTCAACAATCAGCCCATGCTTTACTTTAAAATCTTTATTTGTTGTTGCCATTTTTATATCTCCTTAGTTATGCCTTAAGTCCAATACGAGCATATCGTACTGTGACTGGCTTGATCGCAGGATCTGGAGTGACTGTAATAGCCACGGTATTTCCAGTGCGAGAGACATTAATGGTGCCAATATTCCCATCATTGTCGATTGTTCCATACTCGCTGACTGATACATTTGCACCGTCAACAAGAATTGTCATTTCAGTTGCGTAGAACTTGTTGTCCCCTGCTGAAGTCTTTGATATTGAAATAATATACTTCACCATACGCCAAACTGTAGCATCAAAGTTATCAATAACAGTTACGTTCTCAATGCCAGTGATTGTGTTTTCATTGTTACCTGCTGAGCCAAGGTCTGTTGCCTGGGCAGATGCGGTATCAATTAAATCTTCATAATTTTCTTGAGTAGGTCTATCACCTGTTTGGAATAGACTTTTAACTGATGCAATTGATATTTTAGCCATGTCGTAATTATATCACCCTTTTAATTATCTAATTAAAGAATGTAGTTGCTGTATCCAATAACCTGAAGTGGAATTGCTGGAGTATTACCCAAACCAATAGCCTGAATTTGAATGGCTGAGAACTTAACTCTAAAAGGTAATACTTCGCTTATGACTACAGTTCTTGTAAAATCTTCTACCTGAATTAATGGGTAGTCAATAGGAAAAATTCTTTTTGTTTTACCGTTAAGTTCATCAAGTATTAATGCTGTTGCCATTAATCTGTTACATCTTCAAGAATCTTCATGCTACCCTGGGCAACTGTCCAGACTCTTGTTGGGTCGCTAACCTGAATATCAAAGATGTCTCCTGTTTGTAATACATTAGATTCTTCTGCTGTAAGCCAAACTGTAAATTCTCCAACCAAATCATCTTCGTCTGCAACTGGATACAATGCCATAATTGTTGTAGCATTATCAGTGATGACTCCTTTGTCTGCTGCAAGGGTTGGTCTTTTAATCTTCATAGCGATATCCCACTCTGACCCCTCACCTTTTAGAATCAAAGGTTCTTTGGCATCATCTGTTACATAAACCTTAAAGCCAGACGTATCTCCACGAACAACGGTCCAAATAACCGTAGGTGGTTTATTTCCTATATCGTATGATGTTTGAGATCCTCTTAGAGTTGCCATTTGTTAATTATATCACGACAAACCGTCTCTGAGTGCTCCCCAGGTACCGTTTCCTTTTGCCTCTACTATTACAATTCCATTAACATTATCAGCAACTGCACAAATTCCAACTGCTGCAGATCCTCCTGCTGGTCTAACATTGGTTAGTCCTCCAGATGAACCAACATATAGTGTTTGTCCTGCAGCAAAACCAGAAGTATTTAAACCTTCCATAACTCCAGCAACAACAACTATTCCATCAGAGTTGTTTGCTGTATTGTTTTTTAATAATCCCAAAATTGGTGCAGTTGTTGATGGAAGGGCTTTTGCAATTGTAACCTTGCCATTTACTTTGCCATTTGTTGCAATAACTGGAACACCTGCATTAATTGTTGCTCCACTATTGTTATTTACATCAATCTGAAAATATGATACTCCATATGCTGGTAAAATTGCATCAAGGGACTCTGCTAGTTTTTTAAAGTCTCCATGTACGTTTACGGCTGAGGTTTCCAGGGGATATTTAACTCCCGTGGCAGAATTAGCATATGTAGTCATAATAAAATAATTATACACCCAGATTTGACTTTTGACTCAAAATTATGTTATACTTGTCAGTAGACACCTACCAGGGTGTTATTGTTTTCTAAGGAGGAAACTATGATTAAATTTATCGAAAGAAACAAAGAAATCATTAGCACACTCAGTATCGTAGCACTTGTCAGTGTATTTTCTAATGCTGCTAATGCTACGCCAGAACTAGATACGAAAAATAATCTTAGCCTTGAACAGGCTCAGACAGTAGATACAGCCTCGAAAGAGGTTTTTTTGGTTTCTAAGACTAAAAAGTTAGAGAGTTTTGAGAACAAGGTTTCTCTGACCGACTTAGAACTAAAAGAACTTTTGTCCTTAGTAGGTTTTAAGGGCAAAGACCTTGTGGTTGCGTGGGCAGTTGCTAAAAAGGAGTCTAATGGGCGACCACTGGCTTTTAACGGCAATCACAAGACTGGAGACTCATCTTATGGGGTATTCCAAATTAATATGATTGATGCACTTGGTCCAGATCGTAGAACCAAGTTTGATCTTGACTCTAATGCTGAACTATTCAATCCCGTCAAGAATGCAGAGATTGCATACTATATGACAAACGGTGGAGAAGATTGGTCTTCCTGGAAGGGCATTACTCCAAGGACTAGAGCCTGGATGAATAAATTTCCTAAATAAATGATTACTAATAAAGAGCCCTAGCCAAAATGGTTAGGGTTTTTTATTGTAAAAAATAATGTCTCCAGAACTAGTTACAGATCCTACAGAGTTACAAAATCCATTATAAGAGTCAAACATTTCAAAAACATTATTTTTTGACAATAGGCCAGCAGATTGTGAAAATGCAGATCTGGACACAAAGAGAATTTTTGCTCTAAGCATTAATAAAAACGAATCAAATGTATTTAACTTATTGACAACCTTTAAAGATGGGTAGTGTTCTCTTAGTTTATCAAAGTTAAAAGATGTAGAAACATACTCTCCGTTGTTGTTAGCATATAAGTATATTTGGTTCCAAAGATTTGCCTGCTCTTGGTTTATTGGCTTATATAGCCTTTCTTCGTCTGGGGCATCTGTTAATATAATTACCTCTGGATTTTTTAAATTAAATAGAGCAATAACTTTATTAATATTTTTTATAATACTAACATAAACATCTTCTTCAATCCACCTAGGATTTTCTTTTATTACATCTCCCCTACGAATATGTATAACTATTGAATTGTCTGTGTCTAAAACCTTGCTAAAATTCACTGCTTGTCTTAAAAACTTTTTATCATTAAATATAATTCCTTGGCTTTCAGGAAGACCTAATCCAACCTTTTTACATATACTATAGTCAAGAAGGTTTTCAAAATCCTCTTCTAGTTTTTGAATATCAAGTATGCTATAAAATTTTTCAATAAGTTCTTTTTTTTCTTCTTCGCTTTTTATATTATCTGATTCATGTATATGAAAGTTATTAATTTTTGTATCTTTAAATATAAGACCATATTCTTTTGCATAAGACATAGCATATATTTTTCTCCAAAGTTGAGCCCCTATTCCATCGGTCAAAGTAAACTCTTGAACTATCTCAGTTTTTTGCATTTGTCTGATTCTTAATCCAATTATATGTTTTTTTAATTCCTTCTTCTAAGGTCATAGAATAATCCCATTCTAATTTTTCTCTTACAAGATCGTTTTGAGAGTTTCTGCCTCTAACACCTAAAGGTCCAGGGATATGCATCTTACTTAAAATCTTGCCTTCAACACCACAAGCAATGTCTACCAACTGATTGATAGTAACCATCTCTTCAGAACCAATATTAACAGGCCCAGTAAAATCTGATTTCATAAGTCTTCTTGTTGCCTCTATACATTCGTCTATATATAAGAATGAGCGGGTTTGTTCTCCGTCCCCCCAAATTTCTATAAAGCCATCTGACTGAATGACTTTTCTGCATATCGCTGCTGGTGCTTTTTCTTTTCCACCATCCCATGTACCTTCTGGTCCATAAATATTATGATATCTAGCAATTGCTACTGGAATGTTATTGTTTCTATTAAATGCTAAGAACATTCTCTCACTAAACAGTTTCTCCCAGCCATACTCGCTGTCAGGATCTGCAGGGTATGCATCAGACTCCTTAAGCCCAGGATTGTTAACATCTAACTGCTTATAGTCAGGATACATACAGGCAGAACTTGAATAAAAAATCTTTGTCTTGTTAATATCGTATTTAGCATTTAGTCTTGATTGGGCCCTAAGAAGATTAAGGTTTATCAAAGCAGAGTTTTCCATAATCTGAGAATCGTTGTCTCCAGTAAATATGTACCCAGCACCACCCATGTCTGCTGCAAACTGATAAACCTCGTCAAACGATGTTATCAACTTATAAGGAATCTCAGAATAAAAATTACCAGCATAACCTTTAAACTGAATAACCTTCTCCATGTTTTCATATACTGACAGGTCTCTTTCAATAAACTCGTCTGCTGCGGTGTCAGAAAAATCTGGGCGTTTTAGATCAACACCACGAACCCAGTATCCTTCTGACTTTAAACGCTTTACCATGTGGCTTCCAATAAAACCACCTGCTCCTAGAACTAGTGCTGTTTTCATATTCTTGATTCCTTCCATTCTCTGTGCCACTGTTTACTAGCGGTATCAATTCCATGAATACTATTCCAAGAATATTTTCCAGGACTAATTTCCCCATATACGGGATTATCTAAGTAGTCGAACCAATGCCACTCTATATCTGATCTTTGATTCATACCTCTATGAATATAAGCAGTATAGGTACTTCCAATTGTACCAACAAATTTTTTACTATATTGCATTACCAGATTATTAAGTAAACCAAAAGACACTTCGTCTGTATATCTTAAGTTAGAAAAATCTTTTCCAAAATTTTCTATGATATAAGAATCAAGCATTACAAAGTTATATTTGGACTCATGAATAACTTTATTGTGTGGGTCGTCTGTGCAAAGAACAAGT